TCAATACAGACTCAATATCGTTTACAATAGCATACACATCTGCAGAGACTTCTTTACCGTTAAAGAAATTAACCTTATTACGTTTAATGATTTCTTTAATAGTAATGTACACCGAATCAGTATCGTTATAGATAACTGGATCAAACTTCTCAATTTCTTGATCAGTCATATTAGTCTTCTCTTTGATATAACGTCTAAGAACCTCGTTACTCTTCTTAATAACACCTTGGCCTGTGAGAGTAATCGAACGAGCAATATCAGGGTCCCCCATAGGGGAGCTCTTATTACCAAAGTATCCGTAAATACGATTGATCAAAATCTTATAAGTAAGCTGCTGAATCCAAAGACGTTCAACTTCAATGCTAAGCTTCTTATACTCTTCAGAGTTCTTATCTAGCTTAGATTGAGTAGCACGAGTCTTATCCCATTGCTTCTTATAGTCTTGACGAACTCGCCAAAACTTCTCAGTAATAGTCGGGAAGATACCTTTCTTATTTTGCAAGAACAACTTATCAGCCTTAGTTATTGCAATACCTTCTTTCTGACAGAAAGCCAAGAACTTAGTAGGAGTCAACTTATACTCGCTGTTATTGACATCTCTTACAACAACGTAATCCTTATTCTTAGATACAATGCTACCAAACTTAGTCTCAGGAGACAAGTTAAGCGAAATCATAACTGAAGGATACAGAGAGTTAGCATCAAAAGATACAACGTAATCTTGAAACCCCTTCTGAGGATCACTTACATATGCACCTTCATACTTCTCAGCTCTTTCATCATCAGTTCTTACAAACGTTGGAATAACCACTTTGTTCTTACGAGCCTCAATAATAGCAGCACCAGTTACAGTAGAGATAGTACCAAGAGCATTCTCTAAAGGAGTAAGACCAACGAATGCCAGAGTACGAAGCAGCTTAACATACATCTTAGCCTGATCAAGCTTAACCAAGAGTCGAACGTCTTGAACGTTATAATCAATAAACAGCTCCCAGTTCTTCTCTGCCAAAGATGCAAGATTAGACTCACCGTAATCAATCTTAGCCTCACCTAACTCGAGCTGAGCAATAGCATTCAACTTGTAACTCTCCCGAGGTTGCTGAGTAAAGGTCTTGTACAACTCAATATAGTCTACACAAGAGATACCTTCAATACCCCACTTGGTCTGAAGCTTACCAAATGCAGTTCTAATCTCACGAGCGCGCAAACGACCAACAGGCGACAAACGCTTAGGTTCATCTTCATCAAACAGAAGAGCCAAACGATTAATTAAGTAAGGCAAGTCGAAGAACTCAGAGTTCCAACCAGAGATAATATCAGGATAATCTAGAGCCTCAAACTCAAGAAACTTCTTGAACATATCTCGTTCATCAGAACAACAAAAGTATTCATGATCAGCAGTCTTCGGAGTATAGTCTTTATACCCCCAAGAGAAATACTTCTCTTTAAGAGTATCATAAATAGTAATAACGTTAACTGGATGTGCTGCTTTAGAAGCCTCAGGAAATTCATCAGGTGAGTACACCTCAATATCAAGAAACCAAGTCTTTAGAGGCATCTCAACTGGATTAATATTGTCCCAGTTCTTCCAATAGTAATCGATCAAGAACTGGTGCTCAACACGAAGATTTTCATAAACTCGTATAACTCCTCGATCTTCTCCACCCTTTGAGCGAATAGAAGTGTTGCGATCATACTCAGTATCAAAGCTAACCTTTTCAAGCTTTGTATTATAGATACTTGTGTGAGTAGATCGCTCGCTAGTAGTTTCACGATAGTAGTAGGGACGAACCGTATGTTCCGTGACAATACGCTTACCGTTTTCGTCCCATGTGAAATGATAAACAACACCTTCTCCATTTTGCTGTCTATAGGCTACGTTTCTATACATCGTTCAAGATGATACGCTAGCACCGTCTTGAACGCAAGCTAATCCGTTAAATTTATTCAGAAGAGTTCTTTCGGCAGCTCCGTACTTGTAGTGGTACAGCTCCTTCCACATTCCAAGATTTTCTGGATTCTCAAGGAAGCGTTTTTCAGAGCGGGCTCTATGCTTTCTTGAAGACTTCATGTAGTCATCCTTATGCTTCAAGACCTTTCTAATCTGGTCGACCAAATCATCTCCAGTCTTGAATTTAAAGTCTGCATCCTTATAGGTGACCAAGTCCTGGCAAATAACAGGAGTACCAAATGCCCCAGCCTCAATTAACTTAATGTCGCTCTTACCATTATTGAATACATTCTCTTGCAATGGAGCAATCATTAATTGAGCATTTAGACTGGCAATCTTCTCAGGGAAGTCATAAAGCTTGGTCCAGTTATGGAATTCGATCTTACCTGCCTTGTAAAGATCAACCAATGGGATTGGCAATGCACCAAAGAATACCCATTGGAATTCATTTACAGTCTTACGTACAACTTCGTTAATATGATAGAAGTCGTCCTTAAACTTACAACGGCCTTCGACATCAATATGAGCTCCAGAGCCAGCATACAAGATACGAGGCTTCTTGCGATTCTTATCAAAGTTCTGGCTAATCTTCTTCTCATCATAGTGATTACCAATCCACCAACGAGGAGGGTAATTTGGAATAACAGTAACGTTTTTGTTACCAGTCATATCTGCATAGTAATCTCCAATGTACTTGTTGGTAGTTGTAATCTCATCGCAAGTCTGCATAATCTTTGTGCAGAACTCAGCGATCTTAGGATCACTAAAGCCAGGCTTGAATTTGTTGTACTCAGGAATGTCCTTGTAATACATGATATCATCAATCTCATATGCGAGATTGAAACCAAACTTATCTCTCATCCTCTCAAGATAAGTTACATATCTGTATTGGTTCTCAGTAGCCTGGCGTTGAATACGAACAGTCTTGAGAGTGCTAAAGAAGAGTTCGTCATGAATCATCTGGCATGAGTTCATAACAACTGACTCTATTCGGGAATTAAGCTGATCTGCTGGCCAGAACAATCTCCAGAAACCGCAACCAGAATGATCTGCCAAAAAGTTTACGCTCTTTGGCAGCTGGGTTTCAGCTTGTACTAGATCTTTTCTGGGTGGTTTGTTATCAATATCAACTAAACCATTATTAAAAACAGGAGTACCAAGAGTAGGGCGACCAAGAACGTTAAAACCAGGACGTATCATTTGTTTTATTTACCGTCACAAGCCAGTGAATTCCATACGTTGAGTAAGGCCATTATACTTCTCAAGATAAATAATCTCTCCAGTAGCAGCCTTGATAGATTCCTTACGGTGAGAAATAATATAGCAGCACTCGCTATACACGTCAGAGCGGTCTTTTAGTACGTCTAGCACCAACTCTACACCTTTCTCATCAAACGAGGAGTCTAGCAGTTCATCGAACAAGCAAACATTATAGGCGACATCGCCTTGCAAACGTCTAATGTCCATAAACGCAAACAAACAAGCCAAGTCAATAGTCTTCTTCTCAGCACCAGAGAAATTATTATAACTGCACTCAATGCCCTTGTCATTGATAATCTTCTCTTCGAAGTACTCGTCAAAGGTAAGAACACAGTTAGAGTCCAACTTGCTCAAGTAATAAGCAATCTTGTTGTTAAACAATTGCAAGATTTTCTTGATAATATAAGACTTAACTCCTTCTTCAGAGACAACAAACTTAACATTGTCAAGAACCTTAGACAAGTTCTTAATAGTATCAATCTTAGTTTCGCTCTCTGTAATATTAGCCTTAGAGTCAAGAACAAGCTTGTTATAGGTATTTTCCTGCTTTGAAACAGTAGTAATATCATCATCAAGAGTATTAAGCCAGCCTTTGAGCTGCTCTTTACGTTCAAGATTGTTCTTATACTTAACCTGCTCAAGTTCAGCTTCTTTGAGCTTCTTATTCAAGTCGGAAATTTGCTTACAGATAAAGGCCTTCACAGCATCAAACTGGGTAAGCTCTTTTTCTAAATTAGACTTATCTGTCTTAGTTTGCTCAATTTCATTTCTAATACGAAGCTTTTCAGAATCAATATGGTCTCGATCATGATCAAGAATAGATCTTGCACAAACTGGACACTTGTCTTCTTTAGTACCAATAGTCTTGTATCTGTTATTAAGATGGTTTATCTCAGTCTCCTTTTGAGAGATCTTAGTATAGAACTCATTAATCTTAGCATCAGCTTTCTTTAGATTATCATTAGCAGTTATAATCTTTTCATTGATAGGTGCAATTGTAACATCCTTGAACTCTCTCAAGTAGACTTCAATGACAGCCAATTCAGCGTTGTTGTCTTTCTTTCTCTTGAGATACTTTTCGAGACGATTGCGACGGTCTTCTTCAAAGCTCTCACTTTGATTATTCAGATTGTTATAATTAGCCTGAAGAGTAGAAAGGCGAGTAAACTCTGTATTGTAAGAGTTCTTAACTTCGTTAATATCAGCCTTGAGTCTATCAGACATTCTTGAGAAGACCTCAAGATTAAAGATGCTCTCAATAAACTTACGCTTATCTCCTTTCTTTTTACCCATGAAAGGGATTGTGTTATTGATAGTTAGAGTAACACAATTCTGAAAGATATCAGCATTAGTAGAAAGCAAGCTCTCAATGTAGGTATTGGTGTTAGCAATACTGTCACGAGTCTTATCTTCACCATTAATCTTCAAAAAGACCTTGGCTGGATTAAGAGTTCGCTCAACGTAAATTTCTGAGACAACATTGTTTGAGACTATTTCAAATTCTAGAGCTACTTTAACTTTGCCTTCAGTGAGATTATTCTTGATATACTTAGCATTAATTTCACGCAAAGTATTACCGAAGATAGCAAAGTAAAGAGCGTCAGCAACAGTAGACTTACCAACACCATTGCGACGATCTTCTTTGTCTTTATTAATGCCTGTGATAATATTGAGACCAGGCTTAAAAGTAAGCTCGACAGGCTTCTCACCAACAGACAAAAAGTTCTTGATGGTGAGATTTTTAAAGTTGACGTGTTTCATTTACTTTTCTGATATAATTCCAGAGTGTAATCAATTATATCCTTTTTATTCTCGATTTCCAGCTTATTAATGAACTCTTTTATTGCGTCTGCAACGTCAACGCTAGCAAAGTCAACATCACTCACAACTTTCTGGACAGCAGTATTGTACTTATAATCAACAGTCAAACTGCTCGGCTTAACAGCATTCACAGACTTAATTAGCTCTTCTACTTCTTCTGGCTTGTAATTAACATCAACAATAACCTTGATAAAGTTGTTTTGAATAAGCTTTTTATTTAGCTCAATATTATCACTCTTTACATCAGACAAGTTAACTTTAATATGAGAAGGAGATACATCATTAACAATAAAATCCATCTTGTTATTGTCAATGTTGAGAATTGTAAAGCCTCTTTGACCAGTAT